GGCGCAGTAAGTTTAATCTGTAAAAAGTTGTTGCGTCTTGATCACATTCGCAATAAGGTCACTACTTCACCGAGCGCATCACATGCTGTGATGTTGAAAAGGTAACCGCCGATAACCCGTGTTGGGCCGGCTATAAAACCTGAGTAATGGTCCCGCTCCTTTGCGGATAAGCCAGTAGCTTATTGTTTTAACGGACAAGAGCGAGGCTTATCCTTATGTCCAACGAAATCCTAGACTGGTCAGTAATTGACTATAAGTCCACGGTTGAGTTGTTGCTCCAACAGCGCGGATCGAAGTTTCGTAGTGCTGTTATGGAAGACAGCTATCATGGCAAGTCGGGTGCTGCCGTAAATCAGATTGGCGCGGTGACCGCACAAGAACGCACCACCCGTCATGCCGATACGCCACTCATTGAGACCCCTCATGACCGCCGGTGGGTATTCCCCACGGATTATGAGTGGGCGGATTTGATTGACGATCAAGACAAACTTCGTGTTATTGCCGATCCTACCAGCCCATACGCCATTAACGGCGCCATGAGCCTGGGCCGGGCAATGGACGATCTCATCGTTGCCGCCGCGACAGGTACATCCCTGACCGGTGAGAACGGTACAACCTCAACAGCCTTCCCTGCCGGTCAGACGGCGGGTACTACAGCCGGTGGCCTGACTGTTGTCAAACTACGCGAGGCCATGCAGTTGCTCATCGCGGCAGAAGTCGATGTGGACAGCGAGTCTTTGTACTGCGCCATCGGCGCCCAACAACATGACGATCTGCTTGGTCAGACTCAGGCAATCAGTCTGGACTACACCAACAAGCCGGTTCTTGTTGATGGCCGAATCAAGTCGTTCATGGGCTTCAACTTTATCGACAGTCAGCGTCTTGCGCTTTCGGGTACTGACCGTACCGCGATTTGCTGGGCGAAGTCGGGCTTACATCTTGGCGTCTGGAACGACATTAACGCCAGGATCACTGAGCGTGACGACAAGTCTTACTCTACTCAGGTCTACGTCAAAGGAACTTTCGGCGCGACACGGGTTGAGGAAAAGAAGGTTGTCGCCATCACCTGTTCGGAGGCATAAGTCATGGCAACCGTATATAGCGTTCAAAAGACTAAATGGGATCAAGATTCACCCAAGACGAAGATTATCCCATCGGAACATGCGGGGCGCGTCCGTGTCTCGTATGCTCTTTACGAAGCTGCTTCCCTGGCCGCTGACTCTGTGATCGAGATGTTCAACCTTCCGAATGACGCTCGTGTTCTTTCGGGGGAACTTGTACATGACGCTCTTGGGGGCAGTACGACCTTGTCGGTTGGTCACGCGGCCTATACCAATAGTGCCGGGACCGTGGTGGCTCTCGATGTTGACGAGTGGAAGGCAGCGGCGGCTTCGACTTCGATCACTTCGGTTGGCATCGCAGCGACCTCTGCTCTAGGCAGGAACACGATTGTTGATGCTAACGGAGATGGCATCCCTATAACCGTGGTTATTGCCGGCGCCGCTGGCACCGGTACAATCGAACTCACGATGAAATGGGTTCTTGACTAACTTGATTGGGCGGGAAGTCATAACTTCCCGCCCAACATCCTGAGAGCGGGGCGTTAGATGACTGACGCAGTTGGTATCTGCAATCTCGCTCTTCAGCGGTTAGGTGCGAAATCGATTACGTCACTAGCCGAAGACAGCACCGCTGGTCGAGAGTGCAACCGGGTCTACAACCACGCTAGGGATAGCGAACTCCGTTCACACCCCTGGAGTTTTGCTCGAACGAGAGCGCAGATCGCCGCCGATAGCACCGCGCCCTCATTTGGGTTCGCTAACGCCTTCTCGTTACCATCCGACTATGTTCGGTTGTTACCGGCACGGAGTGTCGCTAACACTTCCGTTACGTTAGGTGGTATCGACGCCAGCATCGATTGGCAAATTGAAGGGCGTAAAATCCTTACGAATGACAAGTCCCGGCTTGATATTGTCTACCTCAAGACCGTCACTGATCCAAATGACTTTGATACTCTCTTTGTTGATCTGTTAGTTTCGCGGATCGCAATGGATGTGGCAGAGAAGATCACACAATCAAACACCAAGAAAGCCAACGCGGAAGGGCGGTATAAGGTCGCAAAAGATGAAGCGAAGAAGGCGAATGCCTTTGAGCGCCCACCTCAAGAGGCACCGGAAGACACCTGGGTTCTGGCGAGACTTTGACCCGTGGCAAAAGTCTCAGCCATTCAGTCGAATTTCAATGGGGGCGAGATTTCTCCGTTGCTCTATGGCCGGCCCGACCTTGACAAGTACAAGACCGGGCTGAAGGTCTGTAAGAACTTCGTCCCGTTGATCCAAGGTCCGATTGAGCGGCGCCCCGGTACGGTCCACATCACTGAGGTCAAGACCAGTTCCTTATCGACTAGGATTGTCCGGTTCGAGTTCTCTACCACCCAGGCGTACATTATTCAGTTCGGCAATACCTACTGCCGGTTCATCAAGGACAACGCACAGGTTGGCTCGGTCACTGAGTTGACAACCACTTACCTGACAGCCCATCTGTTTCAATTGAAGTTCACTCAGAGCGCCGATACGCTGTATGTCACGCACCCCTCATATAAGCCCCGGAAGATCACCAGAACATCGGACACCGCGTGGACAATCACTGATCTGACGTTCCTTGATGGCCCGTACCTCAACACCAATGTCACGGCAACTACGCTTGGGTTGTCGGCGACTTCGGGGTCAGTGACCGTCACGGCATCGGCGGTAGCGGGCATCAACGGCGGCGATGGGTTTCTAGCCACTGACATTGGGCGGTTGATCCGGTGGAAAGACGCAGCGGCGAACTGGACATGGTTGACGATTACGGCCCGTGCCGACACCACGCATGTTACTGCTACCATTGACGGCCCTAACGCATCGGCAACGACGGCAACAATTAATTGGCGCCTGGGAGTGTGGTCAACCACCACGGGGTTTCCTGCCGCTTCCACGTTCCACCAGAACCGTCTCGCCTTTGGCGGTGGGGTTGATACACCACAGCGGGTGGATATTAGTCGCACAGGTGACTTTGAGAACATGGCACCCACCACTCCAGACGCAACGGTTGCCGCTGACCACGCCATGACAAATACACTATCCGCTGATCAGGTTAATAATATCATCTGGATGAATGACGATGAGAAGGGGTTGCTTGTTGGCACGGTAGGCGGCGAATGGCTCGTTCGTGCGTCTGATGCTGGTACGTTGGTGACGCCAGAGAACATTCAGTCGAAGAGGTCAACCGCTTATGGCAGTGCAGACATCGCGCCTGTTCGAGCGGGCAGGGCGTTGCTGTTTGTTCAGCGGTCTAAGTTGAAGGTCAGGGAACTCGCTTATCTGTTTGAGGATGACGGGTTCAAGGCACCCGATCTGACATTAGTCGCCGAACATATTACTCGTACCGGCATTGTTGAGATGGCGTATCAGTCGGAGCCTCAGTCTATTGTCTGGTGCGTCTTGACGGATGGTACATTGATCGCGTTGACCTATGACCGTAATCAGTCCGTAGTGGGTTGGCATAAACATATTGTTGGCGGCGTCAGCGATAGCGCGGGTGTTACTCAGGCCAAGGTTGAGAGTGTGGCGGTGATACCGAACACGGCTGGTGATGCCGATGAGGTCTTCATTGTTGTCAACCGATACATAAATGGCGGCACGAAACGGTATATCGAATATCTCAAGCCGTTCTGGACGGAAGGCCGCGACCAAGAGGATGCGTTCTTCGTTGATAGTGGTCTGACGCTGGATAACCCCGTTACCATTACTGGTATCACTGCCGCCAAGCCGCCAGTTGTGACGGCGACATCGCACGGTTTCAGTAACGATGACGATGTTCGTATTCTTGAGGTTGTCGGGATGACCCAGGTCAACGACAATAATTACAAGATCGCCAACAAACAGACGAACGACTTCGAGTTGTTCAGCAAGATCAAGATCGCCCCTCAAGTTACCGCTGCGACAGCGGCGAACCCGGTGGTGATCACCGCTGTCGCACACGGTCTGGCGAATGGTGATGAGATCGCCATCTTCAACGCTGGTGGCATGACCGAACTGAACGGGTTGGGTTACACGGTGGCTAATAAGGCGGATAACACATTTCAGCTATCGGGCGTTAATGGCACCGGGTTCACCACCTACACATCGGGCGGTGATATTCACCCCGCCATCGATGCCAGTGCCTTCACTGCTTACAACAGCGCCGGTGAGGTACGAAAGGAAGTCTCGACCATTTCGGGTCTAACTCATCTTGAGGGACAGGTTGTTTCAATCCTATCGGAAGGCGCCACTCATCCCGTCAAGACTGTGGCATCGGGCGCCATAACGCTGGATCGCTCCACCACGCGGGCGCAAGTCGGTCTCGCCTACAACTCCGACATTGAGACTCTGAGGCCCGATGATGGTGCCAAGGACGGCACGGCACAGGGCAAACTGAGTCGGATACACCGGGTCATCGTGCGGTTGTTCCAGTCGCTTGGGGGAGCGGTTGGCCCAGATGTCGATAACCTCGATAACATCGTCTTCCGTGAGGGCGGTGACGCCATGGACACGGCGGTCCCCCTCTACACTGGCGACGTTGAAGTTGAGTGGGATGGTGGGTATAGTTCGGATAACCATGTCTTCTATCGGCAGGATAAACCGTTGCCGACAACGATACAGGCGTTCATGTCACAGATGAATACACAGGACCGCTGATGTTAGTCGTACCCTTCCAGGCTGGTCATTTGACCAAGTTGCCGCTTCAGAGTGCACAAGCATATCTCAGCGAGTGGGTGTCTAACGAAAGTGGTAAGGTGCTTGAGGATTCGCCTTCGTACACTGCATTGGTGGGCAATGAGCCAGTAGCCGCCGCCGGTATTCTCCCACAGTGGCACGGTAGGGCCATAGCTTGGGCGTTCCTGTCTAGTATGGGTGCCGGTCAGTTCATCGGCGTCCACAGGGCCGTGAAGGGCTTCCTAGACGGGTGCTATGTTCAACGGGTCGAGATGACTGTTGATTGTGATTTCCCAGAGGCGCACCGGTGGGCTGAGATGTTGGGCTTCACGATGGAAGCGGAGCGGATGAAGGCATATTCGCTGGACGGGCGCGACTGTGCGCTCTATGCGCGGGTGTTGAAATGACGGGCGAGGTAATTGCACTCGCTTTGATGGCCGTTGGTACGGGTGCCAGTGCTATTGGACAGATAAAGCAAGGTAATGCTGCTCAACGGGCTGGTGAGTTCAATGCCCAGGTGGCGTCGAACAACGCTGTTGCCTCTCGCGCCAGTGCAAAAGAAGACGCTAGGCGGTTCGCTCGGATGGCGCGGAAGCAAGAGGGCGAACGGATTGTCAGCGGTGCGTCCTTGGACTTGCTTGAGGATAGCGCCATGGAAGAGGAACTTGAAGCGTTGACGATTCTCCACGCTGGGGAGATACAAGCGATTGGGTTTACAGCAACGGGGGCGCTTGATCAGCAAGAGGGGGTAGCAGCGCGGCGGAAAGGACGCACAGGCGCGATGGCTACTGCGTTACTGGGCGGTGCGCAAATCGCTGAAACGACCGCTGGCTCCAATCTGTTAAAGAGGGAACCCTGATGCCGAAGTTCTTTGATGCATCGAGCAGGACGGCAGGGCCGGTCAGTTCGCGACGCGCAACGGCTGATATGTTCGGCGGCGGCGATGGGTTTGTCAAAGCGGGCGCGGCTGTTATGGCTATTGGCGACACGATCAAGAAGAACCAATTCAAGAAAGAGAACGCTGCCATCAATCAGGCCAACGTCGACAACCAGGGCTTTGGCTCCACACTATTTAGGACGGCTAAAGGGAACACTGACGCCAATGCTACGAACTTCACCACTGGTGTACTGGCCGATTACGACTTAAACATGGAAACCAAATTGGCAAGTGCGCCTAATGACCGGGTGCGGAGCGAGATGAAGATTGACTTCACCCGCACACGCAACGCGCTGGTCGAGAAGGCGAATGTGTTCGAGAGCATGACCCGTAGCAAGAATGAGGTGAAGGTCTTCGTCGGCAATGGGCACGGGCTACGGAATGTGTTGTTTGAGACGCCCACTGACGACCAGTACGATCTCACCCTGGATGCTCGTACACGCGAGGTTAACAACATGACCTCATTGTCTGCCCGCGTTAAGGAGGAACTTATTAGGGATGAGGTTAGAACCCTACGGTTTAGTCAGTACGCGGGGCAGCTTGAGGCGGCTGTAACCCCGAAACAAGTGGCCGACATTCTGGATGACCGCCCTGAAGGCGAAATGAGCGCGGATGGATTTACGCAGTTAGGCAAAGCCGGGAAAGCTAAACTAAGCCGTTTCAAAACCGATGCTCGTTTGAAGAAGGCGGAGCGCCGAGGGGAGATAGTGAACGCCCAGGCGTCTATCCGGGGGTTGGTAGAAAGGTTGAAACGTGGGGAAATCCCTGATTCCGATAGCATGAGACACACCGAACGACTTGTCGGGCAAGTGAACGACCCCCTGACTAGCGAGATGCTGTTTAATGTGACCACCGTTGGTAAAGCTATCAACGGATGGATGAGACTTCCCAGCGGTGATTTAGAGGGAGTTGTTGCCGAGTTAGAACAGGACGTTGGAGACGGCGGGGCCACCCAACTTGAAAGTGACAAACTCGCCGCCGCACGGAGTGTCTTGTCTAAGACGTTGACAGGTGAGCGCAGCGAACAAGTGGCTACTGACACATTGGTGCGGGACGCCTTTGGCAGGATTACTGAACGACTCAAGGCCGGGGTTGATCTTAGACAGGACGCTGACGCCCTGACGGTCCTGGCTAGTCTGAGCCACGCCAGCCCGCGTCTCCAGGAACATATTCGTCAGGCATTTGCGATGAACGAAACCGTCCAAGGGCTGGCCGATTTGTCCACTGCGGAGTTGATGGAAGTTGTACGAGATGCAGAGGAGAATGCTGCGTTAAGTGATTTGAACACGGTGACGCGGGATGCCGCGAAAAAAGTCCTGGACGACATGGTCAAGACCACTAATAAAAACTATGTGGACTATCAGCAGCGCACCTTGGATCGGGAGTTCCCACCTTTGGTTCAGAGGGACGGGGAGTCCATGCGGGCGCGGCAAGAACTCATGTGGAATGGCGCGGCCAAGTACGGTAAATCACCGCAATTTCACACCACTGCCGAGATTGCGGACATCGGCGCGAGACTCCCTGATATGCCATCCGATGAGCAGCTTGAGTTCATTCGCGGGTACACAGCGAACATGACCAGAGAGAGCGCGGTGATTGCGTTATCTGAACTAGGTGAGGATAGCCCCCAGGTGGCTTTTGTCGGCGCGGGTATTGCGTCAGACCCATCCTATATGGTCACAGGTGCTATGATTCTGCGAGGGCAACAGAAGTTGACGAATGAGGGCGATGGGTTAATCAAGTCAAACAGCGCCTACGCGAGATCTGATGTCGAATCTCTCATGAGGTTGGTACTTAAAGACGCGCTTAATAACGAGAATCTATCCCCCCATCACAAGGCTGCTGTCCAGTCGGCGGCGTTGTCTCTTATCGCAAGTGGAGCAACCAGAAGCCCCAAGGATGCAATCAATATGGTGCTAGGGGGTAGCGAGGGGCTTGGTGGTATCCAGATTTTCAACGGTAGGTCGTTCGCGGCTCCCGTTGGGGTCAGATCGGGCATGATAGATGATGCGCTCGATAATAATCCTGACAGCCTCACTAGGCTTTCCGTAGATGGTTCGTCGCCTGTCACGGCAAACGGCGCGGCGGTTAGCGCCAAAGCGATAATGAATGATGGCACGTTAGAGCGCGTTGGCCCTGATATGTTCCATGTGAGAATGGAGTCAGACAAAGGGTATCTACAAGGCGCCCCTGGTACGTTGTATACGTTGCATATTACAGAAGACAAATTGAAAGAGTTGGGGGTCACGCGGTAATGGGGTTGTTAGGTCACACCGACACCACCCAGCCAGCCCCCGCGAAAGGCATGGCCGCACTTAGAGGGTTCTCCGGTGGTGGATACTCTACGTCTGGTGAGATATTTGACGCGGTGTTTGATGACGCCGAGAAGAACAACTCTATGTTTGGTCTGCACCAGGAGTTTCAGGACCTCTATCAAGAGAACTCCAAACGGGCGTTTGACTTGGTAGGGGAGAACATCCCCGGTTTTGAAACCTTACGTTTTAAGGACGTTGCAAGAAGTCTATACGAGGGTGAGGGATTGGGCCTTGAGGATCAAGGTGACTACACGCTTGACCTTGATCAAGTGAATGAGAAATTGAAGAAGTTAAAAGAGAAGAACCCCGAGATACTGACGTTCGAGGAGATGTATGCGAGGTTGAAAACTCAAGCTGGGGCTATTGAGCGCCGCGCCGCCGACGTACTGAGCCGTGCCGACACCTTTGGTGATGTGGTGGGTTTCATGTCGGGCATGGTAGGTGCGTTCAACAAAAACGATCCTCTTAATATCGCCTCACTTGCGATAGGCGGGTGGGGGAAGGCGGCTATGACACGGATAGCGACAGAGGTAGGTGTCGGCGGGTTGGCAGAAACCATCAACCAAGTCTTGGGGGTCACGGAGAACAGAAAACTTCTAGGACTAGACAACAGCATTTGGAGAGCGGCTCAACAAGTACTCTTCGCCGCCGGTGGAGCGGGTGTTTTCCGTGGTACGATTGAAGTCGCACCCGTAGGGTTTAGGGCTGTTGAACGAAAGGTCGCACCCAACAGAGCGGCGGGCCGTGAGTTATTACGGGCGTTGGAAGATGTCGGCGTCCCGGTTCGCAGTGAGGTCTTCTTGCAGAAGACGATAGAGTTGGCTCCAGAGAAGATAACCAAACGTGCGACAACCAGAGCAGCCCAGCAAGTACTCGATCAGGAACGGCGTTTTATTGACGATAACGCTCTTGGGGGAACCCCCGAGGGTATTGCGGAACATTACAGACTCGCCAGGGTCGCCGATGAAGAGTATCGCGCTGGTCTAGAAGACGAGATGAATGGGGTTGAGCCGCCTCGTACCAGCCTCTTCGACGGCATGAACCTACGCGGAGTCGGGGAAGCCCGAGGCGTCCCTCTGGACGAGGTTAACGAGATTCTCGATATCGCGTCCAGAGATGTAGACGCGGAGTTGGCGGCGAAGAGCGAGGATGTGGGACAGATCAATGACGATGTGGTGAAACTGGAAGAGGGTATAAGGGAAGCGGAGACCCGCCCTTTCTCTGATTTCCTGCGCGACGTGTCCCCAGAGAGGGCCGACGAACTGGCTCAGATTGAGCAGAAGAAGGCGATGCCGGGGTTGGGTAAGGCCCGCCGTGGGCGATTGGCTAAAGCGGAGCAGGAAATCCGCAACTCCCCCGAGGGCAGACAGGCCACCGCTGATCGTAAGGCGACGGTGGCCGAGGGGAACAAGGCGGTTGAGAACCAGAACATTAAACTGCGCGAGGCGAGTAAAGAGGTCAGGGCGCTGGAGCGTAGGCGCGGACGGATTCGCGATAAGGCGCAGAAGGGTATAGACACCAGACCGAAGAAGATAAAGACCCCTTCTGAGGACAAAGCCCGCGCCGAAGGTGTGAGATTAGAAGACGCGGAAGCCCCAAGGATACCGGGCATCGGCAATCGTGGCGGTCTGTCACCGGCTGAGAATGTCAGGACGACGATGGAGCGGCTCAGAGAGGCGGACCCCGAACTGGCCCGCCGAATGGATGAGGCGGTGGCGCGGGTTGATCGGTCCTTGGATGAGGCTGATGGCACTTATGACATTGGCGCGTCCCGCCGTGTGTCGGGAGAGATGATGGTGGGGCTTGACGATGGAACCAGCCGAAGTCTGCGCGGCCATCTGGATGACATAGCAGAGAACGAGAAACTGGTCGAAGCTGTTAAGGTCTGTTCAATATGAGTCTACGAGATTGTTTAAACCGCGCAGTGGAGGAGGGCCACGCCAATAAAGAGAAAGCTGAGAAGGTTTTAGAGACCTTTGACGACCTTGTGCGCGGTCATATAGCAGAGGGTCGCTCCCCCATCGAGGCCAACGATCTGGCGGGGCGTGATGTGCTGAAGGACATTGAGGGCAAGACCGCCGCCGACAAACGCCGTCGCCTCAGTTCAGCCCAGCGTCAGGTTGAGTTGGAGGATAAAATACGCGAGACCGTTGATGGGGAAGGCAACCCTGCGCCAGACCGAGCATTGGAAGACATCGTCATCGACATTGACGCTCGGATAGATAGCAACCGGGCGCTGCTACACGACTCCATCAATGAGTTCCTTCAGAGATTTGGGTATAAAGGACTGGGGATAAAACGCAACCGGGCCGATCTCAAAGGTGTGCTGGATGCGCTTTTTGACGAAGGTGGCACGGCCACAGATAAGATGCTGGCTAAAGCTCTTCGTGAGATGAGCAATCTTCGTAACATGTTGTTGCGAGAAGCTGGGCTAAATGTGGCGGATGACCCCAACTGGCGGCTCCCTCAGAACCAGAGTAAAGCTAAGATGAAAGACGCCACCGAAGATAAATGGGTGGCCGACCACAAAGCCCCCGGCGTTCTGGACTGGGGCAGGATGCGTGACTACAACGACGGTCTACCCATACGCGGTGATGCGAAGAAGGATGAAGTCCTTCGCAAGGCATTCAACAATAACATCTCAGACGGCGCGGCTTCCATCACCCCCGGTGCGCGGGTCGATGCCTCACTGAGTACCCGGCTGGAGCGCCCCCGAGTGCTGCACTATCAGAACTCGAAGGCTTGGGGCGATATGATGGACCGGTATGGTGAGGGGGATATGTTCGAGCAGATAAGTATGCACATAGAAACCGCCGCTACCGACATCGCGCTGGTTCAGAAGCTAGGGCCGAACCCTAAATCAGGGTTGCAGTTTGCAGTGGACACCGCGAAGCAGTCCGCGCAAAAGGCCCAACCGTCAGGCAAAGCCGCCACGAAGGTTCTTGGAGTCGTAAAACGCAAGGCGTTGCTGGACAGGGTGAACGACAGGGCGGCCACCGTAAACGACGCATTCGAGATAATGTCAGGCGCAAACGCCATGACAGAGGAGAACATCCTGGGGCGCACTGCCGCCGGTTTCCGCAATGGCCTGATATCGTCGCTGCTAGGGTCCACCCCGCTGGTGTCCGTTCCTTCCGACATGGTTACTTCTGCGCTGGCGGCACACCGCAACGGGTTGCGTAGCCACACCCTCGTTGTGCGGTTGGTGAAGCAGCTTAACCCGTTCAGTGCCAAGGATCGCAAGATGGGCATGAGTTCTGGCTTGGTGCAGGAAACCTTGATCTCAAGGGCATCAGCCGCGAAGCGTTTTACAGGGGACAGTATGGCCCCAGGGTGGACGCGGGTGCTATCTGATGTCACCACCCGCATCAGCGGGTTGTCTCAATCCACCAGAGGCGCGAAATTCGCCCTGGGGATGGAGTTTCAGTCGTCGATAGCCCGTGCGAGTAAGACCAGCTTTAAGGGCTTGGACAAGAATCTCCGTGCCTCTATGGAGAGGCACGGAATCACCTCCGAGGATTGGGATGTGATACGCGCCACCGCTATCCACGATCCCAGCGGTTTTAACCAACTGCGCCCGACTGACCTGTTCAAACGCACGGACCTGTCAGACGGTGAGCGCATTCGGCTACACGGGTTGGTCAGCGATATGATGAACAAGATCATATTGGAAGGCGTACCCGAGGCCACCACCTTGTCATCGGTGGCGCTGGGCAAGGCTATCAAGCGTGGAACAGCGCGTGGTGAAGTAGCGGGGTTCTTAGGCTTGCTCAAGTCGTTCCCTGTCGCCATCTACCACATCCACCTCAGAGCGTATTACCGGGAAAGTACATGGGGCGGGGTTGGCGGGTATCTTCCCGCGTATGTCATTGGCACAGGGGGCGCGGGGGTGTTAGCCTTACAGTTGGGAGCGTTGGCGTCAGGTAAAGACTTCTACGACATGAGCGACCCTAAGACCATTGGCGCGGGTTTGCTGAAAGGTGGTGGGCTTGGCATCTTGGGTGATTTCCTGTTCTCTAACGTAAACCGCTACGGGGGTGGTATAGCCGACACATTGTCAGGACCGTTCTTCGGTCTTGCGGGTAGCGGCATAAACTTGACCATAGGTAACGCGCTCCAACTATGGAACGGTGAGGACACCAATTTCACACAAGAGGCACTTGAGTTCCTTAATGATTGGACCCCCGGCACACGGACTTGGTACTTGAGGTTGTTGAAAGAGCGGCTGATCGTTGATCAGATACGGCTAGAAGCCGACCCAAGAGCGCGGGTCAAGATGCTCAGAAGAGAGCAGAAGATGCGCCGCAACCAAGGGCGGTCAAGTTGGTGGCCCGCCGGGGTTGGTATCTACGACCTTGATCAAGTCCGCGCCCCTGATGTAAGTACCGCTTTGGGTATCAGGTGAATGAGTGATATAGTCGGTAACCGTGAGGTAAGACAATGACAATTAGTACAACGGCAAACCGGGCATCAGCCGCCGGCAACGGGTCAACTACCGCTTTCAGTTTCCCGTATCTGTTCTTCGCCGATGCTGACCTCAAGGTCATCTTGGTGGTTGACAGCACCGGCGTCGAGACAGTCAAGACCATCTCCACTCATTACACTGTAGCCGGCGCTGGTGTCGCTGCTGGTGGCACTGTGACGATGGGTTCAGCACCGGCGTCCGGTGAGACACTGGTTATCATCCGCGAAGAGCAATTCACGCAAGGGCTCGATCTGGTCGAGAATGACCCATTCCCGTCCGATCTGGTTGAGAAGCAATTCGACATCCTCACAATGTTGTCTCAGCAATTAAGCGACACCGCTGGTAGGACAGTCAAGTTATCAGACGGCGATACCAGTGGCGCTAATACTACGCTGGCGGCACCGGTGGCCGATGCGTTTCTCAAATGGGACGCTGCCGGTACGGCGTTGACCAGTAGTTCGACATCCGCCGGTCAGACTCTTGGTGGAAACGGAACAGTCTCCCTTCCATACTATTCCTTCACCTCTGACCCAAACACTGGTTGGTACAGGATTGGCGCCGACAACGTCGGGCTGTCTCTGGGCGGTGTGAAGATAGCCGATTACGCAGCCGCCAAGACCATCTTCGCCAGTACCGTCGAGGCTGGTGCGGACACATCAGCGGGCGACAACGCGGCCATGGGCTATACGGCGGCAGAAGGATTGGTCCTGACCGGACAAGGGTCGACAAACGATGTCACGATCAAGAACGACGCTGACGCCATCGTAGCCAAGATTGCGACTGGCACTACAAACCTTGATGTTATCGGTAACATCAGCGGCACCGATCTAACTCTGAGCGGCGATCTAACCGTCAACGGTTCGACAATCAGCCTGCAAGTCACTAATCAAGTCACCGCCGATCCTCTGATTGAGATCAATAACGGCGCGTCCTCGAACGCCAACGACCTTGGCGTCATCATGGAGCGCGGTTCCACCGGCAACAACATCTTCGTCGGTTGGGATGAGAGCGCGGATGAGTTCGTCGCAGCTACGACGACAGGCACTGGATCGTCAACCGGCAACCTGAGCCTCGCTGCCTACGCCAACGCGCAATTTGCGAACGTCTCGATGGGGCAGCTCACCGCCACCTCCGGTACGCTGGCAGGCATAACATCCTTAGCCATGTCGGCTGGTGCGACGCTAACGGCGGGCTTCCTCGACGAAGACGACATGAGCTCGAATAATAACGCCGCTGGCGTCACACAACAATCGGTTAAGGCCTACGTCGATGCGGCGATCAAGGCTCCTGGGATTCAGATGACGTGGGAAACTGCGACAACGGACACTGATCAAGGCGCGGGTAAGATATGGACGAACAACGCCACGCTTTCGTCGGCCACTGTCCTTTACATCGATGATGTGGATGCCGCCGGCGTCAGTATCAACGCCTTCGTGGATACCCTGGACGATCCGACAGCGGCGAACTCGGCACTGATCTACGTCGCAGAGGCTGGCTCAGGCTCGGCTGGTGTGGTCTTCCAGGTCTCGGGGGCCGTTACCAGCGCGTCTACATATAGCAAGGTTGCTGTCACGCATGTCGCCACGATTGGCACCCTGGCCGACGGCGACAGCACCGGGATGGTAGTCGCCTACAGCGGGAACAACGGCTCTATAAACAGCATTGTTGAGGATACAACTCCTCAGCTAGGTGGATTCCTAGATACAAACGATAAGTTCATAAGCCATAGCCAAGGCGCGGCCATCGCGTCGGTAGCGGGCGATACTAATATTTGGACGAACTTCGACGGGAATACAGTCCACATCAGTGGTACTAATGCCATCACCGATTTCGGGACGCCAAAGCAAGCTGGCGACAGTATGTGGGTGATCTTCGACGCGGCGGCATCAGTCGTTGATAGCGCGACCATAACGGTGGCAGGGAACACCAATTTCCAGGCGGCTGCAAATGACCTCGCGTTGGTTTACGCGCTGTCAACCTCAACCTTTTTGTTTATCCCGTTCAAGAACGACGGCACCGCTACAGTTGCTGGTGCGGGTGGTGGACCGTCTCTGGGGACTGACTCTGTTATCAGGTGCAACAAGGACGACATTGGTGAGAACATCACATTTGTTGCTGGGGATACACTGGAAAATGGTATGAGTGTTGGACCGATAACGATTAATTCCTCTTACACGGTAACCGTGGCATCTGGATGTAGATGGGTGATCATATAATGAGTACTCTTTTAGTTGACGGCATTAATGACGCTGATGGTGGTGGCCCTAAAGCGACTCTCCCCACGACAGGAGGTTCAGCTTTTACCCTTGGGCCTAATTGGGGCGCGTTGGAGTTTGTCTCTACGGCTTCGATCACGGCCGTCGCCAATATCGAAGTCAACGATATGGCGGCGGGATATGATTACCTAATTCAGATAGAGAACTTCGCGCCAACTACGGACTCCGGGGTTCTTTGGGCGCGCCTCGCGGATGATAATGTCCCGACTTATTTATCGGGCGCGTCTGATTACGAATGGGGTGGTAACTGGACCAACTCAGGCGGTGGCGATTCGGAAATTGAATTCGCACCAGCCATGGGCAATGACGCTGGGAATGCAAGCACCGTAATGATTACGATCATAAACCCAGGCCAAACAGGCGAGAATGTTCAGTTGCGGTGGGAGATGGCATACTTTAATGCATCTGCGAATTTTAACCAGACGGTCGGCGGCGCGAGTTTTACTCACGACACGAGTTCCGTTGAGGATATCCAATTTGGTTGGTCTACAAGCTACGGCGCTCATACCTTTAAGGCTCAGGGCGATATAACAGTTTGGCGTAGGAGAAGGTCATGAGCGAACGATTGCTTATAAACTGCGTTACTGGTGAGGCGGTCGTAAAAGAACATTCAGCAGCAGAACGAGCGCGGCTAGATGCCCAGCGTCTTGTTGATATCGAGAAGGAACCTTATAGGGAAGCAATGGAGGTTCTAAGATCATGGGACGCTAAAGGGTATACACGAGCATGGGAGACATCAGTGGCCCCGTTAGTAGCGGCAGAGACGCTCCCAGAATACGATGCCACTGTCTTAGCAGAGAAGAAGGCGGCACGAGCCGTGGTGGAGGGTTGATATGGGCACTCTGAATGTAGACGCGATCAATGATGCGGCAGGATCGATAACTGCGCTTGATGTGACCAAGGAGATCGGCATCTGGCAGTTTGTTTCTACTGCCGCGATCACAGCCGTAGGCAATCTAAGTATCACCGGGATGGCGGTTGGGTATGACTACCTGATACAGCTATCGGGCATTGCGCCCACTACCGACGCCAACACACTGTTCATTCGGGTTGGGACCGGGGCGGGTCCGACGTACATATCCGGTGCGGCGGATTACGCTTGGGCCGTTACTGGCCTCGGCACACAAACCTTCGATACTTCCGATAGCGAGATGTCCGTCACGCCCGGCTCAGTTACGTTCGGGAATGACGCTAATCTGACGAATACGGTGGCTATTACATTCGTCAATCCCGGTGGGACAGGAGAAAGAATGACGTGCTACGGAGAGGGCCTCGTCCGCGGCAGTGGAGCGAACACGAACCCCTATGACGTTAGCTTCGGTGGTGTTTATCAAGGAGCGGCTACCGCAGTAACAGCCATCCAATTCGGATGGGGAACCAACTACGGCACCGACACCTTTAAGGCCCAAGGTGACATAGCAGTTTGGCGTAGGAGACGGTCATGAGTATTAGCCAGACAACTTACACCGCTGGTGAGAAAAAGGCAGAAGAGGCGCGTGTGGTTGCGAAGAACGCTCTGCCAGCTACCAAGCTGAAAGTGTGGAAGGCAGCGATGCAAGCCGCTGATGTTAGTATGCCACGCTCCACCGAGGAAGTGATTGGCACAATGTCGGATGAGCAGAGGGCTAAGTTGCCGAAGTACACGTCAGACGCTTACGCCGCCAAAATTACACTACGAGGACAGAAGCCATGAGTTTGATTTTAAGCGGGACGAACGGGATCACATTCCCAGATGCTGTTGGTGGAGCAATGGATGGTGCTGATCTGCTCACTGGATGGCAGTTTGTCAGCATCACAAGCATCACTGCGGCCAACAACCTCAACATCACGGGTCTAGCTGCTGGCTACGACTATCAGATTATCCTGGAGAACTTCGACGTTGCCACCGATAGTTGTGATCTGTATTTCCGCATCAGTGACGATGGGGGATCAAACTATGAGGCTGACGCCGCGGACTATGACTATTTCACCGACCAAGCAAATACCGGGAACAGTTCAACCGGCGCTGCACAAATTCAAATGAACTCTACCGGGCGTGGCATCGCGAATGATGCTGGCAGCACAAGTTACATGGCAGTGACGATGGTCAATCCGGGAGGCACGGGGTTCTTCCATCAAATACTTTATGAGGGGATGATCACGGATGAGTCGGCAACTCCACAACTAGAGAGTGTGCGCGGGGCTGGCAGGTCAAAAGGCGGCACTGCGGCTATCGATGCCTGTCAGTTCATCCTGTCTACAGGCAATTTTGTCGCCCAAGGTAGTATCCTAATATATAGGCGGGCCAGATCATGACCAAGTTGGCAATCAACGCGGCAACCGGCGAGTCGGAGGTGCTTGCTTTCTCTGAGGCAGACAAGGCAGCGAACGACAAGATCGAAGCGGCTTGGCCCGCTCTCCGCCTCGAAAAGGACGCGCTGAAGTTCCAAGAAGAGCGCAAAACAGCTTACGGTACTATTGGTGACCAGCTAGACATGCAGTACCACGATCTGGTCGATAGCACTACGACGTGGAAAGACCACATCGCAAAGGTCAAGTCGGATAACGCCAAGCCATGACCGAGACTACCAAGACAGTTGTAGATGCCGCCTCACTCGCTGTCGTAGGCTCGACGCTGGCTAGTTGGCTCCCCCCTGCGGCTGCCGCGCTCAGTATCGTGTGGACATGCTTCAGGCTGTACGAACTACAAACCATCCAGAGATGGCTAGGTAGGTAGCACAAGATGGTCGTCGTCGAAACCATCAGCGCAGTGATGATGGTCAAATCGGCCATTGAAGGAATTTCTGCTGCCTTAGAGACAAGCAAAGACATAACGGGCCTATACAAAGGCATCGACGCCCTCTTCCATGGCCGCGATGCCATGTCAAAAGAGGGGGATGCCGACGAAGAGGACTTGTCCGTAGAGGCGATAGCCAAGGCCGTCCTTTACCGCAAATCCTTAGATCGCAAAATCCAGAATCTCGGCATAAGAATAGATAACAAGTTTGGTCGCGGCACTTGGGATGAGATCGTCGCAACCCGCGAGGAGCGGGTTAAAGCGCGGGATGAACGGCTCAAAGTCGAGAAGGTACGGCAAGGCATCGAGAAGGAGCGACGAGACGAAATCCGTGCGACGATCCTCAAGGTACTGAAAGAGGGTGCCACGCTACTAGCTGTCGTCATCATCCTGGGCCTGATTGGGTGGTTTATCTGGGGACTCCGCTGCCGCGAGGGGACTTGTTGATGGAACTGGGAGCCAGAGAACTCTTAACATTTGCTACTGTGTTAGCTGGCCTAGCATCCACTTGGGCTGTGGTCAAAACTAAGCTTGGACAATGTCTGGCCGAGATAGCGGAATTGAAGGCAGAGCTTCAACACGCTATCCACAGAGCGGACAGAGAAGCTGCCTCTCAGTCTGTCATCGAGGCTAAGGTGTCAGTACTAGCATCTATCCTATCCCCGGCAAATCTAGCCATCCAGAACCGGCAGATAGCCACCGTCATAGCCGTGGTTGATGCGCTGAAAGATGAGGTCAAGGCGCTTAGAGCCTTACACAATGGGACGCACAAATGATACGACTCTGGACTCTCGATATTGTTACAGTCGCTCTGCATTGGTGTGTGCGGGTGATGTTCCGTGTTCAGTCCTACCTTCTCGACCTAGCGCCGCGTGTTGAGTATCGGTTGACCCGCAAGGCGCTATTCTTCGCCCTCTACGAGATCATCCTGCCCATCAAGCTGTCTATCTCTGGAGCCCTAGCTTGGTTTCTAGCAGCGCGGGGCCGGGTGAGGTGAGCCAGAAGGACCGCGACGCCGTTGTGGCCGGGGCGGTGATCATCGGGATATTCTTCCTGTTCGTCATTTTGATGAGCAGAGCGTAGAACCATGAGGATTATAGAATGTTGAGTATTTTAGGTTCCCTAATCGGCTTTGGTAGCAGTCTTGCGCCAAAAATCATGGATTACTTCCAAGACAAGCAGGACAAAAAGCATGAGCTATCCCTTCAGGATAAGATACTGGAATCGCAGCTAAAGCTCGGTGTCCAGAAGCTGGAAGCCACCAAGCTAGAGGGTGACACAAGAGAGATCGAGGTGATCCACAAGGAGCATCGGGACATCACCCTCAAGGCGTCACCATTCTTCATAAATCTATCTGCGTCGGTTAGGCCAGTCATAACGTATGTCTTCTTCCTCGAATTTATGCTCCTCACGTTAGCTGTGTTCCGGGGCTGGATCACAAAGGAACAGTTTCAGATGATTTGGAATACCGACATTCAAGCTGTTTGGGCTGGTGTCGTCTGCTTCTGGTTTGGGAGCCGTAGCTTCAATCGCAAAGGTCACACATGAGGATCAACGCCGATGGCCTGGATATCGTTAAGCAATTTGAAGGATTGGTGGATGGCGACCCCACTTCACCGGGCTATAGCCCATACCTCTGCCCTGCTAATATTCCTACCATTGGTTATGGGGCTACTCGTTATCGTGACGGCACTCCGGTGTGCATGGGCGATACGGGAATCTCAGAGGATGAGGCAGATGCTCTTCTTGCCGCGCATTGTGACCACGCCGGGAGTTGGGTATCTCGGCTCACCAAGGTCGCTCTCTCGCAGAATCAGTTTTCGGCGTTGGTGAGTTTGATATACAATATTGGTAGCGGGCACTATCAGAGCAGTCAGGTGCGGCAGAAACTAAATAGAGGCGACTACGATGGCGCGGCTGGGAACTTTTGGCAATGGCGTCGGGGCGGTGGCAGGATACTGTCTGGGCTCGTCCGCCGAAGAGCGGCAGAGGCCGCTTTGTTTAGAGCTTAAGGGAGTTTAGTCGATGACAATATACTCTGGTCTTCTAGTTACTCTCTTGCTGCTGCTGTTGGGCGCTTGCTCTCCAGGGCAGATAGCAGGCAACAAGAACGGGGTTGGTGAGTACGTTTTTGTGGGCTGCCATACAGTTACGGCAACACCACACAAAGGCTCTTATGCGATTGAGCCCCGAGGGGATTTAGCTGTGGGGGCGAAGTTCTATTTCAAACAAGTGAGCCTCGACGGCACCACGGTTGCTCCAGTGGTCACTGGCAAACCCTGCCGTGGCTGACATGGTCGTATGTCCCTGGTGTGGCGCAGTCACATGGGTCGCCCAGGTTCAGGGGCACCTTCAGTGTGGTAGCTGTTCGAGGGCGCTTACGGATGAGCAGTCGGAGCCAGAGACAGAGACAGACAAATGAGAAAGCGCCGCATCAATATTGGCAAGCCGCCCGCGCAACATCAGTCTCTGGCGCAGAGGGTATGCTTGGGCTGTGGCGAATCCTTCGCCTCAAAAGGAGTCGGGAATCGCATCTGTGGTGGATGTCGCAAGACAACGGCCAGAGGCCACCCCATCGGCGAAGACGGTCGGCACCCGGCTAAGGCTTAGGCAAACCCCATCCACCGACGAATTTCTCAAGCCTCTTGAGTTCGCGGAGTGTTTCCATGTGTTCGACGCGGTACTCCGCCAGCGCGTCGTCGCAGCTTGAGTCTATCAGTGTGTGGAACGCAGTCTGCGTCAGGCTACCAGCCGCGACGGCGCAAAGGGCGGCAAACAGAGCTATGATTATGAGTGTCTTCATTGGCTGTCCGTCCCCGTCTTTATCTGTGATCAACATGATCCCGCTCCAACCCGGCTGCTGATCGCGCACTTCGGCCAAGGTGCGTGGCCTACAGAACAGCCTCTGGGATAATCGTTTGAAGATGTTCATTGCCGGTCTCCCTTGAGTTTGACAATCTGGCCTTGATCGTCATACCGCCGCTTCTTCATTTTGCGCTTGAAGAAGTCCTCACGTTTATCCGGGTCAGGAATCTGAGGCCATCCGTGCATCTCGGCCCGCCGCCTCGCGGTCGCAACCCGTAGGATATTCAACCGCCTCACACATGCTTCCGTACCCGATGGCATCACAACACCCACTTGATTATTTCTGTAAGAATAGCCGCGAAGAAAGTTACAATCATGTCCCATTCTCCCTCAATGCGTAGGCGAACGCGGTGTAATTTACGCCGTCGACACAGTTGTCATGGTGGCCTGGGTTCGCCTTCGACCTGACGTATTTCATGTCCGCAAGCATGTCGCAAACATCGGATGGCTTAATCTCTACGCCGGCCCGGACGGACCACAGTGCCGCAATGATGCGGTAGCTGTCGTCAATAGGCCCGTGGGTTTTACCACGCTCCTCAATCAGGTCTTTACACTCATCTAGCATCTCAACAATTCTGACTTCAGCGGTCATCCCGATAATCCTTCCGTAACACCGTGAACCAATGGGTCCACCAACTTGTTTGCCTCTTCAATGTAGTAGTCGTAATTGATGTCGCGAACCTCACTCATCGTGTTCATCGGCACCGCCAGCCAATCCTTGTCTATACCAATGCGCCGTTCTTCGGTCCCCCCAGGCGCCGGTGGCATGATCTTGATCAACTTGCCACCGTGGTGACCGATGTAATATCGAGTGACGTTCTGAAGATCGCTAACACTATGTGGACCGTATTCGATTTGAAGCCGGCTGTTGCGCCGCACCTTGGTCCGTAGCATGAAATCGAAATCATCTTGGTGTGACCGAATGAACGAACTGATGTTTTTGCCGTGGACTAGGTACGCCTCAACCGCCTTCTGCACCACCAGTGCGCTCTGATTCTGGTGCCAGCCGCGCTCATACTCGAACGCGCCTTTGCGTTTGACCTTGCCGTCAACGCCAACCGCGATGTAGCTGTTCACATCCCTGACGAACATGCGTTGATACTCAACGGTTTCCAACACCATCTTGGTGTCTCGTTCCCAGGATTTACATTCTCTCCCGATAACATCTTTGCACTCAGTCGGCGCCCGGATGGTCAGGCCATCAGTGTTAATCTGGATCAGTTCACACCCGATACCCATCAACTTCTCAGCCAACATGCACAGCATCAGTTGACCGTTGATGGTGACCGACATGGTGTACTGAGGATCATAGAACGGCGAGTAGGGATTGTTGGTGTCGCCGTAAACACCGTTAAGCGCCAGCTTCAGCATCGCGTTTTCCGGTGTTCCCTTCGCGTAGCCGATACGCTCATCACGAATACGACGGTAAATCTCTACGAACTTCTCTCCAAGGTGTTCTGGGTATATCCCGTGGCTGATGGCAATCGCCGGGTAGTAGCTGGTAACGTCGATGTCAAGAATAACATGGTCGTCATCAACCTCGACAATAGTCGAATCAACAGAACCATGAATGCCGCCGGTGCCGAAGTTGAATTGGAAACCGTCAACGATGCAGTTGAGGTTCTTGATGCGTCCTACTTCCTTCTTGAGGTTGGCGTACTGTTCCAGGCTCCCCAGACCATCGGGGTCTATGCGGGTGAAGACACCCTTGGTTTCGCGGATGGTCTGCCGCTTGAGCCAGTCAAGCACCGCAGTGAACTCTGGTCTCTCGAACTTGATGAACGGGAAGATCACATCTTCGAGGTAAATCTGCCGGCGCTCGGTCTGGATGGGTACGCGCCCACCTGAGACAATGCTCTCCTGCGCAGACGGTCTATTCCAAGTTCTCAAATTGACATCGGGTCTACCCGGACCTCTTAACCATCGTGTCTGATAACACTTAACGTCGGCCTTCTCCAACTCCATGATGAAGTAGTCCTTGCCGATCTTGGTGTCGTTGGCGTTGATGAAGTTCTGCTCATACTTTCTTGATAGTTCCTCGCGAAACGCAATCTTGTTGCGGCTGATGTCGTAGAACTTATGGGTCTCGTTGACATCGTGGATGTTGTACTCGACCAGAACCTTAGTCTGCTCTTCGGTCAACACCGTGCCGGGTGGAAACGGTAGGTCTTGGACGCTGGCCGAACGCATGTTGAACTCCACCACCTTGAGGCTGGTTGCCCTAGCCCTATTATCAAAATGATGAATCTTAAATAGATCAACTTGGCCGATGGCCGGCTTCCAGAGAATGTGCTTGAACCTATCATCGTGGTCACCGTCGATGATGTCACAGGTCTTCGCGTAGGCGACGGCGGCGGCGTCAAGTCCCTCACTGATCATCACCTGATGAACCACCGGCCAGTCGTAGCCCAGGTTATTGAAGCCAACCATGCGATGACCACCCCGCTTCAGGGCGCCCAGGAAGACCTTCAACGCGGCATAGTCGTCTCGCCAGGGGGAACACTCGAACGTCTTCACCTTGCCGCTCTCAGCGTTGATGGCGGTGAGCGTGAAGACGTTCGGGTAACTCTCGATGTCGTAGATGATGTCAGTCATCTGCGGGATAGTTGTCGTCAGAGTCCAGCCCGTTCTCATGATCCTCAATGGAGACATGAGTCAGCAACGCATGGACCGCTCGTTCTCTTAACGTGCCTTCCCAGATGGTGAGGTGGCCGATGAGGTCACCGTTGAAAAAGAGTTTATCGCCTTGGATGTCGAAGTCTTCGCTCATGACGCCAACTCCCTCGCGAGTGCGCTCTCGTAAATCTCAATCAGACCGTCAGTCTCATCTACCTTCTCGCGGCCTTTCTTCCGCCGCGCTATCACCTGACGAATGACGGTGGTGTTAAGTCCCTTTGACCGGGCGACACCGTAGACTTCCTTGATGTCCTCGCCAAGGTTCGCCCTCTCTTCGGCCAGGGTCTCAACTCGCTCGACCACCTTGTTAAGCTGGTCAGCGATTTCCGGCGTGATCGAGTTGTGTCCTAGTTCTTCGGTCATTGTCGTTCTCCTTGGTTAGGTTATTGAACATTTCAGTGTTGATATAAGTCGTCGCGTTTTCTTATTTAATCCTTTCGCAAAACGATGCTTCCCTGGTAGATTTAATTGCTGATATCCCATTGCTTCGATTTCTGCCTTTTTAAGCCCACGCCGGCCAGAGTGAAACTTGCGCCGCGAAACTATCGTTCCATCGTTGGATCGATAGTTTCGACTTTCCTCGCTTTGACCAAGATACACCCAAGAAGCAGAACGATAAATGCCGCCTAAGTGACCAACATTCGGATCAGCGTATGAAACAAGGGCGGTGACAGTAGGTTCTTGTTCACGAAACATCCTTATAGTCGAAGCAAGGGCTTGTGTTAAAAGGTTATGCTGGTGCCTGTCTGGTGCGTACAATCTAGCTAGTTCCCATACTTTATTTGGTTCCCCTACCAAGAACTTACTAATGTTATGATTGGCCGGTATTGCAAACACAACAACCGCATCGTTATAGTTAAAGTATATGCTTTTACCTGACGGCACAGAATGAGTGTAATGCCGATCACATATTACTCTCATCATTTCCGTCTTAGATATCACGCTGTTAAATCCTCATGTGTTTAGGTTTGGGGTGGCAACTTTCCACGGAAGGTTGCCACCCCTGATTGAGCCTACTCGAACAGGTCGTCTACGTTATCCGACGCCGCCGGTGCCGCCGGTGCCGCCGGTGCCGCCGAACCGCCTTCGTCCGACACCTTGCCGAACTGACCATCGGCCCTAGGCTTGCCGCCGCCGATGTTGTCATCGTGACCCAGAACCTGAACGTTCTGGAGCCCCAAGGTCACTCCCCTGTTCGCCTTGACTTTGAACCAGTAGGGGGAGCATGAGACACGCGCCCACCTACCGCTGTAGACCTCATTCCGCGCCTCATCGACGGACATCTCAAGCCCGTTGGGATGCACGAACGTGGGCCGATACTTGCTGGACATACGCAACATCGTCCAACCGGCGAACTCTTCACCGGCGCCCTTGCCGCCAGCCGGTGGGTTACACGGGTCCAGAAACCGCTGGTTCACGGCCTTCAGTGCCGCATCCTTGTCGTTGTCCAACTCCTTCATCGCGATGGGCAGCATCGCCTTCTTGAGCGGCTTGAGATCGGCATCAGCCGGGATCAGCAACGAGCATTGAAACCGGACTTGACCGGAGTCGTTCTCGCTGCCATCTACGCAGAAGTTGGCGTAGGAAAGCCGACCTTGAGGCGTCACGAAATTACCTTCACCAAGGTCGATGGTCTTCGACAGATCGATAGCCATGATTATATAATCCTCTTCATAGCTTTATGCGGCTGGTCCGAATTGACCAGTTGCGCTTACCTTCGCGGCTTCGCGAGGGTCACTTGATGGGACCAGCGTCACACCGGTTGACTTGCTTTCGATGTGATCTCGGAGTGGTCCCATGTTCTTCTTGCCGACTAGTTTCTCAATCTGAGCCGGCGATTTCATTTTGCTGGTGTAGATGTCACCAGTTGCCAGTCCCGTCTCGGAAACGATGACTGTTTCCGCGTCGTTCTCATCCACCCATTTACGAGTGGCCCTTGTCGGCACCAGCTTGGTCCCTGGCGGTGCGTTGCCGGCTTCGGCTTGCTTCTGGGCGTAGTCCTGAACGCTCTTGCACCAGTCGAGGATCACCGGGATGCGGTCAAGCACCAGTTCGGATAGTCGCTCACCTTCGATGTCCTCTACGGACCCAAATTGACTTTCGGCGATGGCAGATGCGTTAGCTTCGGCGGCAGGGCATGTCGGCTTCGCTTTGCAAAACTTACAATGCCCGCCAGCGCGGCGTGGCGCATCGTCCGGTCTAGTAGCTTCCGCCGCCGTGGCGAACTCTAGAACATAATCTTCGGCGTCCTCGCGGCTGATTGACCACTCGCGGATGGGACCATCAGGGTGCGACGCACGGGGTTGGATGATCACCACTGTCAGACTATCCCAGGCGTGATTGTGATATTTCCGCGCCGCACCCAGTCCGTAGCAGAGACCTTGAACATTATCGACGGCGTCAACCGCAACGCCTTTGCCGTACTTGAAGTCAACGGCGTAGAGTTTCTTGTCCTTGGTCACCGCAACAAAATCCGATGTACCCTTCTCGGTCTTGCCGATGAACGGCAACGGCAACCGCTCCTCGACACCGTAGACCGTGGCGTCTTGGATCAGGTCACGGCAATAGTTGACGTACATCTCAGCGGCGTCAGCCATCTCTTGATCCACTTTAAACATCGATGACCTTGCCGATCATGTCCTGGGGGTCAATGCCATCCTTCAAGCACTCCTCACACAGCTTGTGCGCGGCGGTGCCTTCAGCGGCGTAGACGCTGGTTTCCTCATGGATGCCACGTTCGGCGTTCGCACTGCCGGGACAGGCAATACGCCGTGCGAAGCTGGATGGTCCGTTCAGAGAGTGCTCACTCATCGGCGTCTGCCTCAAGAACGTCCCTCATGTCGTTGACCAGCGACCACACAAGTGGCTCCTTGACCAGAGACACCTTCACTCTGTCGAATGGTTCGCCCTGCCTATCCAGGGTCTCCCTCATCGCTACTGTCGCATTGGCGATGCCCTTGGCGCCGTGCTTCTTCTCGATCTCCTTGAGAAGCGCACGAACCTGATCGTGACCGCTCGGCTCGGCCTTGGCCTCTGCGCGAAGGTTCTCGGCCTCGATCTCTGCCTTGGTGCGACGCCGCCGCTTTGGTTTCGCCGGCGTTTGATCCACGGCTGGTGCGCTGGGCGGCTCAACCTCAACCGGTGCGACCGTAGGCTCAACCTCAACCTCAACCGGTGCTTGCTCCAAGGCTCGGTGATGATGGCGAAAAGCACTCATGTCTCGCAGCACATCCAGCGCCGTCTCGCCGGTGATGGTGATCGAAATCATAGTCCTAACTCCTTGATTGTTGCAGTCTTGCGGCGCACGGCCTTGATGATGTCCTCATCGAGAGAGCCGGCTGTCGCAGCGTAGTAGACCAGACAGCTATGTTCCTGTCCGATCCGGTGTATCCTCTTCGCCGCCTGTTGGTTCTCAGCCGGCACCCAGGACGGCTCGACAATCACGCATACCCTCGCCTTGGTGAGCGTGATGCCGACGCCAGCCGCCACGATGTTGCCGATGAAGTAGTCGGCTTTGCCATCCTGAAAATCCTTAACCGCCCATTCTCGCGCCTCTGGCGTAGATGAACCGGTCAACGTCACGCTGTTCGGCAACTGCCGATGCAGCATGTCGATGACATCCTTGTGGTGCGCGAACACCACCATGGGGCCGTGGCTGTCAAAGTTGTCCTTGAGCCAACTCACCACACCGTCAACCTTGGCGATGCCCAACAACCGACGAAGCGTGGCAACGTGACCGGCAAGTTTCTTCAACTCACCCATCGGATCGTCACTACTCAAAGCCACCTTGATCAGGTTGGCGGCGGTGACCATTTCGGTGGTCTCCGCCACTATCGACAACTGACCCGTCACCGGCAGCATATGATGGCGAACAGGCGGCAGATCAGTCAGGACATCCTTGCCCTTGCGCCGCAAACACCGTTCACGCAGATGCTCACGCAAATGTTTCAAATTCTTACCGCCCGTGATCACTTGCCCGAAACCGTTGTTCCTCGTAGTGCAATAGCGGCTCACGAAACTCCAGTACGACATCGGCTTGCCGTTCTTGCCGGCGATGGCGTCGGGGAAAAGAGCGTGAAGCATAGGCCAGAGTTCAGATGGGTTGTTCGGCATCGGTGTGCCGGTCAGTAGCCACACACGTTCGCAACTGTCGGCTATCTTGCCGGTGGCGAGGATCGCCTTCGTTCTTTTGGCGTTCCGGTTCTTGATGTAGTGCGCCTCATCAAGGACGATCAAATCGAAACCCATGGCGCTCAAGTCGTCATGGTGTTTCGCCGCCATGTCGTAGGAGAGGGCGCCGGACTTTATTTGGTGTCCATCTACACTGTGGCAACCATCGGCTTTCTCGATCTCGCTGTGCCAGACTGGGATGACCGATGCGGGGCAAACGACCAGCACGTTCTCGACGCCGGGTATCTCGCGCCATGCGGTGATCGCCTGGACGGTCTTGCCTAGACCGGGTTCGTCCCACAAACACGCGACACGCCGGTCACGAAGAAAGACCTTGCCGACTGTCTGATACGGATACAGTTCCATCATCGTCATTCTCTCCTTCATTTTGCGCTATCCACCAGTGGATCAGCGCCAGTGCATCAGCCTCATTGTCGTCAGCCGGGGAGAACCCGCGACTGACCGCCTCTGCCATCATTTTCTCTTTGTTCGCATTGCCTTTCCCGGTCCAGAATTTCTTGATCGTACCGACAGGCACACCCTGGTAGGGAATATCATGCTCTTCACACCACGCCGTCAGAGTGGCGAGGAAGCCGCCGTAGGCGTGAGCGGCGGCAGTGCCGGCATGTCTCGCCACTTCCTCGAACACGATCTCACTAACGCCGCTCTTGTATTGTTCGTCGAGGAAGCGAGAGAAGCGAAGGTAACGCATCCCGCCGCCCTCGAACCTCTTGGCCTTGAACGAGATCGTGCCACCCATGATAAAGCCGCCACCGGTGCGGACAACAGCCCAGCCGGTTGTCGTACCTAGATCAAGAGCAAGAGTGGTCATTTTGAGGCTAATGAGCATGGTGCCTTCTCGATGACCTCTTCAGCCAGCCGCCCAGGCTTCGTCGGCCTCTCGATCTTGGTCGTTGACTTGCCATCGGATGTCCATGCTGTGATCATGTCACTCTCTTTCATTGATCGATCTCTCCCCAGCTTGTCATCCAGGCGATGCACTCACTCTTTGTGTCGAACCAGTCTTGAGTGCCGTCGCCGAGATACTGCGCCCACCATGTGGGCTTGAATGGGGTCATTGTACCGCACATGTCGTCAGGCGTTGCGATGTATCCCCAATCGAAGTCCGTATATTGATTCTTCATATCCATCATCTCCATCATTTCATTGAAGCGCCTTCATCGCGTCGAATCCAGCCATGTACTCGTAGACCTTCCGGGCCGTGATCAGTGTCACGGATCGACCATTGCGTAGGTGATTCACGAACGCCGGGTTGCTCATCACCGTCGCGCCGAAGGTCGTCGGCGCCACATCGTGACGCCTCAGAAAACCTTCGATGTCCGCAAGGAACTCTCGGGTGGTTGGAATCTCGACCATGCCCTTTCCTAATCGGCAATGCCGGGGGTGTCAAGCACTTTCTTCGCTCTTGACAATCTTTTTCATGCCGCCTATTGGTGGACCTGTCAAAAAGAAACCGCCGCTGGCCGGGAAGCCAGCGGCGGGATCGTCTACCCAACCAAGGAACGTGCGCGTAGGAGATTTGAACATGCCACAACTGCCAGCAGTTGACAACACTTTATTACTCCGTCGCGCACTGGCGCTTGCCGCCCATGGATTCTGGATATTCCCTGTTAGATACGATACCAAGATCGCGGCTGTCACCGAATGGCCGAACCGGGCAACCCGTGACACCAGACAGATAAGAGAGTGGTTCGCCACCGGCAAGTACAACATCGGTATCCACGGCGGCAAGTTCGGAGACCGCAAGATGGTGGTCCTCGACGTGGATGTCAAAGAGGGCAAGAGAGGGATGGAGAGCCTTGTCGCCTTGCAAACCACCGACAAGCTGCCGGCCACGATGACAACGCACACGCCCACCGGCGGCTTGCACTTGTTTTTCCAGACTGACGATGAGTACCGCAATAGCAGTAGCAAGCTGGGCGATGGGCTGGACATCCGTTCGGGCATCGCCAAGGCCGGGTACGTTGTCGGGCCAGGATCGTTCGTCGGCGGGCCTTACAAGGCCAAGCTGACGGAGTTGGCCGAACTGCCACAATGGTTCGGTGAGAAACTGAAGAGAGCGGCGGCGAAGCCAACCGCACCGGCGCAAGAGGCGGACTATATCGATCTAGACACACCAGCCGCCATAGAACGCGCCACTGCATACCTAGGAGACGCACCGGCGGCGACTGAGGGGGATGGCGGCGATGCGACTACCTTCGCCGTCGCTTGCCGGGTCATGGATTTTGGCGTATCGGCCCAGGGGTGCGTAGACCTCATGCTGTCGCATTGGAATGATCGATGTGACCCGCCGTGGGACGGGGACGAACTCCGGGTCAAGGTAGCCAACGCCAGGAAGTATCGCGAATCGGCAGTCGGCAGCGCATCGGGTGAGGCGCAGTTCGGTGGTGACCTCGCCTTACCGGATCACGTCGCGAGGCAAATGATGCACGGCAGTCTAGTGGCGCACCAGCCACAACAACCGAGTAGGTCGCTGGGTCCGCTTTTATCCATCGGGGACATGATGGACAGACCGCCGCCGCGCCAGATAGTACGCCACATATGGCCTGAGAAAGGTGTCGCGTTCCTGGGCGGCGAGACCCGGCATATGAAGACATTCACGGCGCTGTCGTTAGCCATGGCAGTGGTCACCGGCAAGCGTGTCGGTGACCTCGAAACCATTGAAAAGAAGGTGCTTTTTACGCTGAACGAGGGCCAGAACGGGTTTGGTGAGCGATGTCAAGCGTGGCTATCCCTCAACCAGATGGATCGCGACGACGTGGCTGGCAAATTCATAGGAATGGAAAACACCGTTGATTTGATGCGTGACGAATCCATTGAGGAGTTCTTCGCGCTTGTCGATGGCGCCGATCTGGCGCCGGGTGTGGTCGTAATCGACACCTTTTCCAAGGCTACGATTGGGGCCGATGATAACTCCACGCAGGACATGGCGAGAGCCATCGGGAACGCCTACCGCATCGCGGATCGATGGGGCGGGCTGGTTGTCCTGATTGACCATGTGGGCAAGGACGCCAAGCGCGGTATCCGTGGCGCCTACGCCAAGGTAGCGAACGTCGATGCGGTTGGAATGGTCAGGCGCAAGGATAACAGCGTCACGCTCCATGTAGAGAAGATGAAGGACGGCGAGGACGGCAAGACTTTTCAATTTCAGGTTGAAATGCAAGGCGGCGTTGGGTCGTCGGATCGGTCCGTGCCAGTGGTCGTACCATCGACATTGTCGGTCTTGCCATCCCAATCGGAATTTATTGTGGGACACTTAGTGGTGCATGGCGCGACCTCGCGTGATGAACTAAGCGCATTATTCTGCGAGGCGTATGATGTCGGATTGAAATCGTTCAGGATGACTCTTTCTCGCTTGGTGAGGTTAGGGGATGTCGCCGACGATGGCGCCATATTGTCATATAACAGGATAGATTTCTGACACATTGTCAGGCGCATCATCGTAAAATGACGCTAAATCTTTATCTCGAAAATCTCTAGCAATATCAACGGTTTATCCGGTTTAAGTAAGCGCATCAAGGATGATGCGCCCATGATGCGCATCATGGGTGATGCGCTTGTGATGCGCTTGCCTGGAAAACGTCTTGAAAATGGCAGAAACACTGGGGGTACAAGGCGCATCATCCAGTGATGCGCTTCATGCTTGCGGCAAAGCGCATCATCCCCCCCTCTCTATATAGAGGGGGGGTGAGCGTTACCGGCGTTAATTGAGGTCTAAAAACTCTAATAATATCCCGACTGGATTTGGGATTACAGAGTGACCCATTTCGTATCGGATCACTTGGCGCATGGATAGGCCAAGCAACTTCGCCATGGCTGATTGTGTGAGGCCCATGGCAAGACGGTGGGCCTTGAATGTTTCGGGCGCCATGGTTTTCATTCGCATGAACCTTCTCCCGTGACGTAGTCGATCTGATGACGGACTATGTCTTCGGCGTAGCTTTTTATATCGGCTCGAACGTCTTGCGGTTCTGTGCCGTAGTTCAGCATCCAGGCTTCGGCGTCCACTGTAATTGTGAACTCTATCTTGACCTTGATTTTCATCGATCTGTATCCTTTTGCTAGTTGGTTTGCGATACGTCTTGGATTTGGCGCCACGCTGTTTTGAAATCGGCGCCACGTCGTTTTGGTTTCATCGATCCGTAGCCGATGGACCGATGGCGGCGTGTAGGATGCCCCAGGACTGGCGCGAAGGGTTGCCGGGTAGGTTGACCCTACCCGGCGACCACAAGGCGGCGCCTGGGTCAACCGTAGGCGGCTGGAATGATGTTGTCGGAATGACAACAGCGCAGTTCCGTATCCTCATAATTGATTCCGCAACCGTCAACGCGCCAGCCATCGTCCACGTCATTCGCAATTGACCACATGACCGATGATAGTTCGGCTTGGACGGTCTCGAACGATAGTGCGGCGCCGTCGCTTGTTACGAAGAACATTTGATATCCACCCGGCCAAGCGAATTGGCCGGCGCGAAGGGTTGCTTTCAGTTCTGCGACGGTCTCTATCTTGGCGTAGGTGCGACGATACACTGGGCGCAGTGGTGGATTGCTAGACCATGCCGGCAAGCGAACGTCGAATAAGGCGCCGTCATCGCTTGCAAATAGATGGTTTGGTAGGGTCATGGTATTTCCTTCCTGGTTGGTTGGCTTGGTTGGTTGCGTGGTCTCAACACGGCGCCTGGGCTAGGTGTGGTTGTCGGGTTTGTATTCTTTTATCCCAGGGTAGATTTTTCGGGCGTTTTTCAGGTGTAGAAAACTATCGACAAGCTTGCCCGCTTCGTTTCTTATTCGGATGCCGCTCATCCCTTGGGAAAGCTTGATCCGCCCTGACTTAATTCGACGATATGTGAACTTCTCATTTTTTGGTAATGTCATCGCTTGGGTTCCTTCCTTGGTTGGTCACGGCTTGGTCTCAACACGGCGCCCATGGTCAATGCCATGGGCGCCGGTTTGAGACTATGCCATTTCCGCGATTTTGGCGGATTCGGTCCCATCCCATCCTTTTCGCAAGTCTCGAATCGTGCGATCATATGCGATCCTGATCGCTTGCCTGACTAGCCTGCCGTCGCGCCCGCCGTTTCGCGAGGTTTTTTCGAGGATCGTTTCGGCAGGATAGGCCGCTCTATTTAAGCCATGCTGGCGGGCGAAAGCGATTGTGCCGGCGCGGCAGTTGCCGGCGCTTATCGAATCGTCGCGAGTTACGATCACTTTCACCTCTGTCTTTTTTCGGCCCCAGGCGAACCGTCCGGTCTCACATACGCTTGCCGCACGGTTGTCTTCGCCCGCGTTGCGACGGCCTCGCTCATGAGCCATGGCCGCCGCTCGAATGGCCGCCTTCCCGGCGCGCACATCGTCCGAATCAAAGTGATAGCGGAATATTGCGCGAGTCTCGCGCAGTCGCACGATATATAGGCCAAGGTGATCGGTCCCGAATCGCCAGCCGCGTGGCGCGTCCATTTCGCACATGGTGACGCCAATCTTGGCGACTAGCCGTCTCGCCGTCACCATTCCCCCTGAGATCATTCGCGGTTCGTACGTCCAATGTGTGTACTTGCAACGGCCTGAATATTGACCGTTGTCAACTTCATCGATCCACATGGCGCCTTGAAATTGTTCGGTCATTGACCATGTTGAACTAGCCGTTGCGCCGTCCCAATTCGTGAGGCGCGGACGTTTTCGCCTCGCCCATGTTCCAACGCGGGCGCTATCGTCCAGCCCCAGTGGGATGACGTGCAGTTGTCCGTTGTGTCGCGTTCGCGCCAGGGTTGGCAGTGGATGCGGGAACCTAAGTCCTGGACCTTCAATCGCGTCGCGTTTCTCCCGTTTGGCGGTTGCGTCTTTTATTGTGCCGGCGAGCTGGCCGGTCTTTTTGAGTGCGGAATATCTTTCCCTCATTTTTTGCTTGCTCATAGTATCTCCTTCCTTTTGGTTGGTTGGCTTGGTCTCAACACGGCGCCCATGGTTGTCATGGGCGCCGGTTTGAAACTATGCGTTCAGAGCTCCACCATCATGGCGTCCAGTTCGGCATGGTCCAGGCCGCTATCATTCCACGCGATCCCGTCTGGCGTCTCTACGCTGATTGTGGAGCCTTCCATTTCCAGTTCGCGCATACTTTCGGCGAACGCTTTATAGCCTTGGCGGCGGTATTCCTTCGCCATTTCGTACAAGCCCTCATCGTTGCCAATCCAGAGCGCGACGTTCCACGTCTCATAATTTGTCCATCCATTATAGTCGGTCATGTTCATATCTCCCTTGCTTGGTTGGTTGGTTGGTTGGTTGGTTGGTTGGTTGCGTTTAGTCGTAATCCGGTGCCCATTCGTCGGCGTCTTTATGGGCTTGTGAGGATTTGGCGAACGGCCCACTAGGCCCACCTTCGGGAAGGCAGCCCGGAAAGCACGCCCGCCAATACCATCCCGGCGCTTCGGCGTCTCGCCATTCATCAAGCGCCATGTCATCGTCTTCTATAACGTCTTGTTCGATTAAATGCCCGCCGCCATGCCAAAACACTTCAAACGAGCCATGGGTTTCTTGAGTTTCGTCGGCGTGGAATTGATGGAATCCCTCTTTGTCATCATAAACTCTTGCTTCCTCTGGTCGCACTGTCCCGATAATCATGCTTCATCCCCTTGGTTGGTGAAAATCAAGAAACCATCCTGTTCGCCAGGTATGGCTTCCTGGTTGTCACTATTGGTATTTAGCGATGGCGACTTGGTCCGCGTACATTGCCAACGCATAGAACTCTGCAGCCTCAAGCGAACGCCATGTGTTTTCGCCGATCAATGGGAACGCACGGCCGGCCTTATTCCCAAGCCGGCGCCTATAATATACGTTGGCGGTCACCACGAACCATTGATCGCGTCCATCGTAGATAATGACGTACTGCAGTACGTCATCTTTGTCTGTCAGGTGAAGGCCGTCTTCGCGGTTTTCAGTGTTTAACGTGGTCGCCATGATAAATCTCCCTGGTTGGTTGCTTGTGCCATTATACTTAGTGCCACATTGACACGTTGTCAATAGGGAAAATTGACTTTCTTTTCCCCCCTGGTTAGTGTCTTGCGATATAACGGTTTTCGGAACGAATGAACATGCCAAGAATCAAACGGAATGTTAACCTAACGGTTGACGTAAAAGAGGCGCTAATCCGGGCATTTTATAAAGGCGGTTCTGAAAAGTATCTCTTGAACCTCATGTTTCAGCACCCGTCGGTCTTCGCCAGCCTGCTAGGCAAGCTTATCCCTGTTGAGGTGTCTGCCCAGATTAACCACAACTTGATCGACCTGGGCGCCGCCATGATTGAGGCACAAAAGAGAACGGAACAGAAACAAATGATCGATATCACGCCTGACTTGGTAGAGATTGCGACCGTCGATGACCTAAGTGGTTGATATCATTAGGTTTCCATTGTGTGATAATATGTATTATGGATTATTAGCATTATCTAATGTAGGCCACCCGGCGCGAAATCACCAAGGGGGGGGTGGGGTGGGGGTACCCCCGGATCGCCGGCGCCGGCTGTATACTGTGGACCTACACGCTTCTTATTTTTCATTTGAAATATATTTCATAACATTGTAAGAAAGGAAGACACCAACCAGAGGGGAGGTGCTGACATGAAGACGCTGGAAGAACGGTTCGACACTAAATATGAAGTTTGTCCCGACACTGGGTGTTGGCTCTGGACTGCGTACCTTAACCAGAACGGGTACGGGGTTATAAACCACGAGCGCAAGACGATCCTCGCGCACCGTGCTTCATATATGATCCACGTTGGTGATATCCCTGCCGACGATGGTCTCTCTAAAATGTGTGTTCTTCATCACTGCGACACCCCGCCGTGTGTAAACCCAGATCATTTGTTTACGGGGACAAACCAGGACAACATGGATGACTGTGCGGCGAAGGGAAGGTTGGCGAAACTGTCTGGCGAGAACCACCCTTTCGCCAAACTCACTGACAGAAACGCAATGAGCATATTCAATTTGGCACATTCTGGACTTATGTGGGGTTATGAAATAGCCGAAATGTTTGGCATACATAAGACCGTCGTATCCGATATCAAACGTAAGGTAGCATGGGGGCATATCCACAGTGCCTAAACAGCAGCCGCACCCAGACGAACAACAACTCATCCTGAAGATGTTGAGTTTCGCGGATGATCCCGAAGCATTTGTGATGTACGCTTTCCCGTGGGGTAAACCGAACTCGCCGCTTGAGGGGCACGATGGACCACGGGAATGGCAACTGAGTGCTTTACGCCAGATGAAGGCGCACATAGCTGCGAATCGAGGCAAGGTCCGTTCTGGTGCCGATCCCGAACTAATGAAACTTGCGAGGGCATCAGGGCGTGGTATCGGGAAGTCGGCGTTCCTTGCGTGGGTTGCGCTATGGCTCTTCTCCTGTGTCCCGTCGAGTACTGTGGTCGTATCAGCGAACACGGAACAACAGTTGAAAAGCACCACCTTTCCTGAGATCAGGAAGTGGGCGACGATGAGCATCCACTCGCGGTGGTTCAAGCACAACGCGATGAGCCTTCAGCCTGAAGAGTGGCTGGTCGAGACCATGAAGCGCACCACCGATTATGATGACGCCTACTGGTACATCCAGGCGCGGCTGTGGTCCGAAGAGGCGCCTGACGCTTATGCCGGCGTTCACTCGCAGACGGGAATGGCGGTTCTCTTCGATGAGGCGAGTGGCATCGCTAGTTGTATCTGGCCGGTGGCGCAGGGGTATTTCACTGACAAGACGATACATCGGTTCTGGTTCTGCATCTCTAACCCCCGTAATCCGTCCGGTGAGTTCTTCGAGTGTTTCCACAGCAATCGAGACCAATGGGACAATGAGACCATCGATGCGCGGACGGTGGGTGAGAACGATCAGACGCTGTATGCAGATATCATACGCCAGTATGGTGAGGATAGTGATCAGGCGAGGGTAGAGGTCTATGGTCAGTTCCCGCGACAGGGGGACTATCAGTTTATCGGGCGCGGCGATGTGGATGACGCGGTTGGCCGCGATGCGGTTATCGACACAGGTGCGCCGTTTGTCATGGGGGTTGACCCGGCCCGATATGGGAATGACAAGGCTGTTATCGCGTTTCGCCAGGGCAACGACGCGAAGACGGTGCGGTTCGAGGCGTATGCGAAATGTTCCATTGTGGACTTGGCCGAACACTGCGCCAGGGCGATTGACAAGTACAAACCGGACGCGGTCTTTATTGAGGGTGATGGTGTCGGCGGCGGGTTGGCCGATATACTCAAGGCCAGCCGCTACAAGATCATTGAGGTTTCAGTTGGCGGTGGGGCGCAAGATAAGGATATGTATGCGAACCATCGCACGGAACTGTGGGGGCGGATGCGCGATTGGGTTGCCACCGGCATGTTACCGGACAGGGGGGAACTGGTTGATGATATGTGCGCTCCGATCTATGAGTATAACCTCAAGGGGCAGTTGAAGCTGGAGCCGAAGGATAAGATGAAGAGGCGTGGTCACGCATCGCCTGACTACGCTGATGCGCTGGCGGTGACGTTTTCACGCACTGTTGGCCGGCGCGACATGCGAACGACGCGGGGGCCGCGTAGTAAGACAATGGTTGCGCGAGACATGGAGTATGATATATTCGGCTAGTATCCTCCCTGACTCAGACGGCCATGCTTGCATGGCCGTCTCTTTTTCATTAGGGTGACTGGAATGTCGTTGTGATATCATGGAGACACGCACATGGGTGGTCTGTTTAGTTCACAACCTGCGACCCCTCTCGTTGCTCCCGCGCCACCGCCACCGCCCACCCGGTCAGACGCGGATGTCCAAGCCGCTGCGTTGCGGGTACGACAGCAACGCGCATCGGCTCAAGGCCGGGCATCGACCATTCTGACCAGTGGTCAGGGCGTCACCGATGAGATCGAGAGTACGCCCAAGAAGTTGCTGGGAGCGGCGTAATGACTGCTGACGCGGCGGCGAGTGGTGGCGGCAACGGCAAGACTAAAGGCAAAAGTAGTGCGATAGCGTTGGGTCAGGTCACTAATCCTGAAGCACTTGAGGCGTTCATCGGTGGTTCTGGTGGCGGTGGTTCTGGTGGCGGCGGTTCTGGTGGCGATGTAACTGGGAGTTCTGGCAAGGACAAACCGGCGACTGGGTCAGGTCCGAAGGTGGCGACCTCGCGAGAAGTTGATGCGATGTTGTCTCGCGCCGGCAGTGGGGTGAGAAGCGTCGGCAAGACGGCCCCTGGTCTTATTGGCTCGGCATTGGGGGGCGTGGCGACGGCGCTTAAAGCATCCAACCCGGTATCTTTCGGCCTTGGTGCTGCTGGTGATCTTCTCGGTTGGTTTAGAGGCGATGAGAACGTGATCGAGGTGGGCGACGTTTTGCCTGACACCGAGAAGCCGGCAGACCAGCCGGTTAGTGAACGAACAGCGGTTCAGACAATAAGCCTCGCGGACCCTACATATTCCACGTCTGATTTAAGTACCGCAAAACCGGGAGAGGCGAGTAGGCCGACTGTGGATGTTCGTGATCTTCCCTCTGTGATTGGCTCTGAACCGGGAACACCCATTCAGGACGCCTATAATGAGGACGTAGCAAGCAGACCGGGTGTCGCTACTGGTCCCGATGGTTTCGATGGTGACGGCGGCAGCGATACTTTACCGGTCAGCGCCGCCGAAGAAGGACCGCCATCGACGCCGCCGAAAGAGGACACGGGTGTCACCTCACCGGCCACCGTGTCGGACGCCGTGGCGAAAGCGGAGCGGAACAAAAGGACACGCGCACGGGCGCGGCGGGCAACATCATTTGAAACTCTAATGGGGGCATAGGGCATGGCTAGTGAACCCGCTGCCGAAGAAGTCGTCAAGCGATACGACAAACTTGAGGGGGAACGTGGCACATGGGACGCCCACTGGCGTGAGATAGCTGAACGGGTACTGCCGCGCTACAACCACACCTTCAACCGTCCGACATCGACCATAATCCGTGGTGAGAAGCGCACGGAGAAGATGTTCGATGCGACGGCGGCGTTGGGTCTTGAGCGGTTCGCGGCGGCGATGGAGAGCATGTTGACGCCGCGTAATAGCCGGTGGCACCGCGTCCTGACCACTAACCCTGAACTGAATAAGGACCGCGACACCAAGCTGTTCTTCGAGCAAGTCACGAACACCCTCTTCAAACATCGTAATTCACCACGCGCCAATCACGCCAGCCAGCAACATGAGGTCTACATTGGCCTGGGCGCGTTCGGTACGTCATCGATCCACATCGATCACAATGATGAAGGTGGGTTGCGGTACGCCGCGATTGATCTCCGTGAAATCCTTTTCGACATGAGCCATCAGGGCGTTGTGGATACGTCCTATCGTAAGTTCACAATGACCGGGCGGCAGATGCAACAGCGGTCAGAGAGCCGTGGGTGGGAGTTACCGGATCAGGTCACATCGACGCTGAAGAATGATCCTGACAAGACGTTCGAGGTTATCCATTGTGTTCGACCACGCCTTGAGGTCGAGAGTGGACGCGCTGACTTCAGGGGTAAGAAATTCGCATCGCTCTACGTTTCGGTGGACGGGCGCAGTGTTCTATCGGAAGGTGGTTTCAACACGTTCCCGTACCCCATTAGCCGGTACGTCACCGGGCCGGGTGAGATATATGGCAGATCACCGGCGATGCTGGCCCTGCCGGCGATTAAGGTATTGAACGAGCAGAAGAAAACCATGCTCGAACAGGGCCATCGGACGGTGCGTCCTGTGCTTCTCAGCCACGATGACGGCGTTCTTGATGCGGTTAGCCTGAAGCCGGGTGCGATAAACCCTGGCGGTGTCAGTGCCGAAGGACGGGCGTTGGTTCATGCTCTCCCTGTCGGCAACCTCTCTGCCGGTCAGGAACTCATGGACATGGAGAAGGCTGTAATAAACGATGCGTTCCTAGTTAGTTTATTTCAAATCTTAGTTGATAGTCCAGCTATGACTGCGACCGAAGTGTTGGAACGCGCCCGTGAGAAGGGGGCGTTGCTCTCGCCAACCATGGGCCGGCAACAGTCGGAAATGCTTGGCCCGATGATTGAACGCGAGATTGACTTGCTCAGTCAACAGGGTTTGCTGCCGCCCTTGCCAGATGCGTTGATCGAGGCGGATGGCGAGTTCGACATTGAGTATGACAGTCCATTGTCCCGGTCACAGCGGTCAGAAGAAGCGGCGGGTTGGTTACGGACGCTTGAAGCGGCTATCGCGTATGCGAACACCACACAGGACGTTTCGGTTCTCGATCATTTCGACACTGATGTCATCTACCCGGCTCTTGGTGAGATTAACGCCATGCCGGCGTCATGGACCCGTGGTGAAGATGCGGTAATGGCAATTCGCGAGGGCAGGGCGCAGCAACAGCAACAACAGCAAATGCTTGACGCGGCGCCCGCCGCTGCTGGCATGGTGAAGGCGTTGGGGTGATTGACCACATCAGGGGGTTCTTGCGAACCCGCATCCAGGCGTATCGGTTCTCGTTCGATGGTATCCACGGCGAGAGAGTGCTTGATGATCTTGCGAAGTTCTGCCGGGCGCATGAGACCACCTTCCACACCGATCCTCGCGTCGAGGGCATTATGCAGGGACGCCGGGAAGTTTGGTTAAGGATTACACGGCACCTGAACATGACGGATGAGGAACTGTGGTCACACTTTAACCCTGGGGGTAAAGATGCCAGCCAATAATCCAGCCGGTTACAAGAAGCCGGCGAAGGTTTCCAACGTGAAGAAGTCGAGCGCGAAAAGCGCGGTGAAGATCACTCGTAAACAGAAATAGGAGATTGAAAACATGGCTGACGCACAAGGGTCCGTAGATACGGGCAACCCAGAAGCACCAGCGGCACCAGCGGCACCAGTTGAATCAGTTGCGGCGGTAGCACCGACACCAACTAACCTTGACCTCGCCACCATCCAGAATGAGGATTTGCGTGGGTGGGCTGAGACCAAGGGGTTCCAGAACGGTACGACTGAGAATGTTCTCAATAGTTACCACAACCTAGAGAAGCTGTTCGGCGCCGACAAGGCCGGTCATACAATCACCTTACCCACCGATGACGCCACACCGGAACAGCGTGGCGAGTTCTTTACCAAGTTGGGACGGCCTGGAGATGCGACGGGTTATGGTCTCAAGCCGGCTGAAGGTGAAGACACTCAGTTCGCCGAGTGGGCTGGTGCGGCGTTTCATAAGGCAGGACTGTCCACCGCCCAGGCGGGTGAGATTGCTGAAGCGTGGGCTGAGTTCAGCGGTGGACATATTAAGTCGGCCAGTGATCAGTCTGAGATCAACGCAACAAACGCCGTGGCCGATCTCAAGAAGGAGTGGGGAGCGGCGTATGATCAGAATGTTGCCGGTATTGAGCGAACGGCGGCGGCACTTGGTATGACTGGCGACCAACTTGTTGGTCTCCGTACAGCCATGGGGCCGAAAGATGCGATGTTGCTCGTACACAGCCTTGGCATGAAGATCGGCGATGACACATTCGAGGGCGGTGAGAACCGCGCAACTGGTGTTATGACGCCGGCACAGGCGAAGGCAACGCTTGATGAACTTATGGGGAGTGAGGAGTTCAACAAGGCTTGGCTCGATAAGATGCACCCTAACCACAAGAACGTGGTTTCCAAGAAGTCGGAATTGTCCCGTTTGATCGCGGGTGAGTTGCCGGTGGCGATATGAAGCAGACCAGACTTGAGGCGTTGAAGCTGGCGTATCTGGCCGATAAGCCGGTGGATGAAATCTTGGAGACCGCTGAGAAGTTCGCCCAGTTCATCGAGAACGGGGCGAAGGTGGTTGATCTCCCCACAGTGGCGAAGGTGGTTGATCTCCCCACAGGGGGAGAATCGGTTCAATCCCCGAAGCGTCGCAGGGGGCGCAGTAAGTTTAATCTGTAAAAAGTTGTTGCGTCTTGATCACATTCGCAATAAGGTCACTACTTCACCGAGCGCATCACATGCTGTGATGTTGAAAAGGTAACCGCCGATAACCCGTGTT